TATCGGCTACGAGGGGCAGTTCGAGGGGCACGAGAATGCGTGGGCGCAAGCCAACACGCGCAACTTCCCGTATCTGGAAGTGAAGCCGACGACCTTGGCCGGACAGCCGGCGCCGCTCCCGCAGCGCACGCAGCCCGGGGGCCAGTTGGGGCCGAGCCTTGCGCTCGTCTCGCAGGCGTCCGACTACATCCAAGCGACGACGTTCGTCTACGACCCGAGTCTGGGTGACAGTCGGGGGTCGCGGTCGGGGCGCGCCGTGATGGCGCTGCAGCAGCAGAGCGATGAGGGGAACAGCAACTACCTCGACAACCTCGCGCAGGTCTCGATGATGTTTGAGGCTAAGGTTCTGCTCGATTTGATTCCGCGCGTCTACGACCGGCCGGGGCGCATTGCGCGCATCCTGGGTCGGGACGACACGCCGAGCCGGGTCATCCTCAATGCCCCGTTTTCGATGCAGGGCAAGACGCCGGTGCCGCAGGGGGGTCCGCCTCCCGGGATGCCGGGTCCGATGCGGGGACCGGGACCACCACCGGGACCACCGCCGGGGCCGATGGGGCCACCACCTGGAGCTCCGCCGATGGGTCGACCGCCGGGTCCGCCGATGGGCCAGCCACCGATGGGTGGTCCTCCCGGGCTCGGGCCGATGGGGCCACGTCGTCCACGTCCCAATAAGGTCCGCACCTACGACTTGAGCGTCGGCCGCTACACCGTGACGGTGTCGGTGGGTAAGGCGTTCCAGAGCCGGGTGAGTCAGGCGGCGGAGGAAATGGGGCAGGTGCTGACCGCAAACCCGTCGCTCATGCCGATCATCGGCGACCTCTACTTCAAGTATCGCGACTTCCCGGGCCATGAGGAAATTGCCGAGCGCCTCAAGCGCCTCGTGCCGCCGGAGGCGATCGGGCCAGACCCGGGCGACGACGGCCCTGACCCGGAGCAACTCCAGCAACAACTGCAACAGGTGCAGCAGCAGTCGGGCCAGATGATCGAGCAGTTGACCGAGCAGTTGCAGACGACGCAGCAGCAGATTCAGCAGGATCAGGTGAAGGTGCAGGGCGACCTCCAGTTGCGTCAGATGACGGCGCAGGCGGCTATGCAAGAGAAGCAGATGGAGTTACAGGCCCGGATGCAGCAGGCGCAGATGGAGATTCAGAGTCGGCAGCAGATCGCCCAACTCCAGATGGAGAGCCAGATGCAGATCGCGCAGATGCGCGGCACCTACACGTCGCAGGACGTGGACGCGCGCATTGCGGCCGATGACCGCGACCGTGAGGACACGCAGGCGCACGAGATGGGGATCGAGGGGCACAAGGCCGTGATCGCCGATCACGCGTTTGAGCAGGGGGTGCGTGAGGCGGAGCGCACCGAGTCGGTGGCACGCGCGGCGGATGCGCTGCTGCAGCCCGAGGGAGACACGGCCGTCATTGTCGATATTGAGGAACCACGATGAACATAGACGACACGTTTAATGAATGGGCGGCGATCACTAAAAGCGACACCGTGAACTTCGACGGCAGCACCTACTCCGCGACAGCGGCCGTCAAGGCGGTCCCGGCGCTGAGTGTCTATGCTGGCGGCGCCGGCATTGTGGTGGCCGTCTCGGAGAGTGGCTCGGCGGTCAATTTCACGGTCACCGCTGGACAAGTGCTTCCCGTAAAGTGTATACGAGTGAACAGTACGTCCACGACCGCGACCTTGATGGTTGCGCTGTATCGCGTGTAGAGGGTCACTATGAGTAACGACATCGCGCCAGAGCCCGTGGCTGCGCCGGACGATCACCAGTTTGAAACGGAGACAAACACCACCCCAGATGGGGGTGCGGCCGCGTCGGATACCCAGACACAGCGCGAGTTGTCGGATGTGGATGCCGAGACGCAGGCGCTCCAGTCTGAGGTGGCGGACGAGCCGAGTGACGCCGACGCGTCTGATGCTGGCTCAAAGCTGAATCAGAAGAAGCGCAGTCTGTCTGCGCGCAAGCAGACGTATCAGAACCAGATCAACGAGCTGGCGAAGCAGCGCGGCGATCTGCATCGTGCCTACGAGACGGAGCGCCGCGAGTATGACGCCATGCGTGCCGCGCGCGCCCAGGCGGCTCCGGCCCAGACACAGGCACGCCCCGCACCGGTCGATCCCGATGCGCCGCACGAGGAGCAGTTCGAGACCTACGGAGAATACGTGAAAGCGGCGGCACGACATGAATCCCGCCGCGCCGTGATGGAAGCCCAACACCATGCGCGCCAGTCGCACGAGGCAACCCAGCGACAGGCATGGGAATCCTCGCGCAATACAGCGCACGAGGAGCGGCTCACGGCCCATCGCGCGACGAATCCAGAGTTTGATGTGTTAGTGAATCGGGAGGACATCAACCTCAGCACGCCAATGGTGGACGTCATCAAGGCTTCGGACCACGGTCCCGGCCTGATGGTACACATGGCGCAACATCCCGATGACGCCCAGCGCATTGCGTCGCTGCACCCGGTCCTAGCCTTCGGTGAAATGAAGGCGCTCGAAGCGCGGTTGGATGTCGCTCATGGCTCGACGCCACCGTCTCAACAGAAAACAATGAGTAAGGCGAAGCCTCCGATCAAGCCAGTCGGGACGACGCTGAGTGGGTCCGCCGATGACCCGAGCGAGCTAGAGTTTGGGCGCGAGTATGTCACCCGGATGAACAAGCTCGAACGGGGTCGGCGCACGCACCGATAAACAGTAGAAGGTTAAACATGGCCAATAGTCTCGTCACACCAACGTGGTACACGAAAGAGGTCGCTCGGATTTTGGTGAACAACCTGAAGTTCGCCAGCAACGTGAACCGCACCTACGATGACGCTTACGTACAGAGTGGCGCCAAAGTGGGATACACCGTCAACGCCCGGATGCCGCAGCGGTATCAGGTCACCGAGGGGCAGGCGCTGCAGACGCAGGCGCTGAACGATCAGTATGTCCCGATCACGCTCACGCATCAGAAGAACATCGCCTACAGCTGGTCGACGGCCAGCATGACGCAGGAGATTGACTCGGTGCGCGATCGGTATGTCAAGCCGGCGGCAGCGGCCCTGGCGAACGTCATCGACTACGACGGTCTGAACACGCTGTTCAAGGACGTCTATCAGTCGGTGGGCACACCGGGCACGACGCCCTCCACCAACCTCACCTACCTGCAGGCGGGGGCGAAGCTCACCGACAGCGCGGCGCCGACGGATGGTCGCGTGGCGGTGCTGGACCCGACGTCGATGGTGACGTTGGCGAATGCGAATCTGGCGCTGTTCAATCCCAGCGCGCAGATCAGCGAGCAGTATCGGGAGGGGCAGTTTGCGTCCCGGGCGCTCGGGGTGAGCGAGTGGTATGAGGACGCGAACGTCAGCAAGTACACCACTGGCACCTACACGGCCAGCACACCGCTCGTTAATGGCGCGAGCCAGACGGGCTCGACGCTCGTGACGAATGGCTGGGCGAGCGGCGCCGCCACGTTGAACAAGGGCGATATCTTTACCCTTGCCGGCGTGTATGGGGTCAACCCGGTCAGCTATGCGTCCACCGGTCAACTCCAGCAGTTCGTCGTCACCACGACGACGACCAGCGTGGGGGTCAACATGGCGACGTTGCCGATTAGTCCCTCGATCATCACCTCCGGTCAACTGCAGACGGTGACCGCGTCGCCGGCGGACGATGCGGTGATCACGGTGCTGGGCACGACGAACCCGGCGGGCGGGACGTTGGCGGCGACGGTGTCGTCGCAGTCGCTGGTCTATCATCCCGACGCATTCGCGTTGGTGATGTCCGACCTGCATCGGCCAACGTCCGGTGCGGAGGCGACGGTGGTGCGCTCGAAGGAGTTGGGCATCTCGATTCGGATGGTGCAGCAGTATCAGATTGGGACGGACAGTGAGCCGACTCGACTGGACATTCTGTATGGCTGGGCAACTCTGCGGCCGACGTTGGCCTGCCGCGTTCAGGGATAAGGTAGGGCAACATGGCACAGACAACCACAACGATCTCGGCGGCAGTGACCGCCTCTGATCAGATCATCCCGGTCACCTCGGCGACCGGGTTCACGGCCGGCAATTACCTCCGCATCGACAACGAGTTTATGGTGGTGGAGTCGGTCTCTGGCACGAACATCACCGTGCGGTCGCGTGGTGATCTCGGGTCAGGGGCGGTGGCGCATAACATTCTCGCCGTCGCTGACACGGGGCTCGCGAGTGATCTGGCGGTCCTCCCGTTAGGGGAGGACTCGCAGGTCGACCCCACCAAGGAGACCATCGTCTCGTATTCGGCGGCGGGGGCGATTGCGATCCCCACGCAGAATACGCTGGTGTTGCTGACGAGCGCGACGGCGCGCGCCATGACACTGGCTGGGCCGGCGCTCGACCAGGACGGTCTGCGGATGACCTTCCTCAACGCCGATGCGAAGGCGAACACGGTGACCTACACGGCCGGCTTCTACGGGGACACCACGTCGAGTGACGTGGCGACGTTCGCGGCGAAGACCGGGGCGAGCTTCTCGATCATCGCGCGCGGCGGGACGTGGGGCATTATCGCGCTCGGCAACGTCACACTGGCGTAAGACTGGACTTCGTCCATCGGGGAGGCGGTCGCGTATGCGGCGCCTCCCCGCTTCTCTCCTCGTGCCTTCGGGCGCGCGAAAGGCCAACAACATGAGCATCGTGAATACGGGCGAAACCGAAGAAGATAAAATGCGCCTCTCGTGGGAGAAACCCTACGTCTACGCGGCGTTCCCGGCGATGGTGTATCGCGGCACGTTACTGCCGGACGGCAAGATCGAAGTCGCGCAGTTGATTGTCCAGACCGAGCCCGACAAACGCATCGCGGTCGGTCAAGGCTGGTGTGAGGGACCGGACATCGCGGAGGATCGCGTGCGGTCGGACGAGGACACGGTCTCTGCAGCGGCGGCGGAGTCGGCGGCAGCGGCGACGAAGATGGGCAAGAAGGCGCAGCGGGAGCGTGCGGCGCGTGACGCGTCGACGCATAGGCAGTTGACCGACTGAGATGGGGCAGTCACTCGCGTCCTTGTTGTCCAGCGTGCGGATGGACCCTCGGCTGGAGGGATTGAGCGCACTGGAAATTGAGCAGCTGCTTCGCGGCGATCAGGGTCGACACCCAATCGGCGTGGAGATGGCGTTACCGGGTGACGGGCTTGCCCAGATCGAACTGCGTCGCGGCGAGCGTCCCACTGGACGTGCCGACTGGCGCACTCGTGCTGGCGATCTGTCCCTGAGATCAATGCCAGATGACACGTCGGTGGGGCTACGGAACGAGGCGTGGGAGATTGAGGCGGCGAAGCGTGACTGGGGGCGCTACCTTGACCCAGCGGCACGGCCATCTCGACCGGGAGTGGGCATACGCGGGTCGTATCGGTGGCGGTTTTAGGAGCGAGCCATGACGGCATTGGAACTGATCGGGGCGTCGATGAAGCGCATCGGCGTGTTGGACGCGAACGAGACGCCGACAGGGCAGGAAGCCAACGACGGGCTCGAACGTCTCAACAGCCTCATTGACGGCTGGGGCACCGAGCGCCTCACGATGTATACGTCACTGCGGACCACATGGACGATCGTCTCCGGGCAGGCGGCGTATACCGTGGGCACCGGTGGGGACGTGAACATTGCGCGCCCGATCTATCTGGACGACCTTAAGTTCATTGACACGAGCCAGTCGCCTGCGCTAGAGATGCCGCTCGGGGTGCTGACGGTGGACGCGTATGCCGCGATCCCGCAGAAAGCCCTCACGTCGACCTACCCGTCCTACGCCTACTACAACCTGACGTTTCCGCTGGCGACACTGACCTACTGGATGGTGCCGACGTCGGGTACGTTGCAGGGCGTCATCTATGCGCCGGTCGCTGTGACGGAGGTGGCGCTGTCGGACACGTTATCGCTCCCGCCGGGGTATCGACGCTTCATGCGCGACACCCT